AATATTACTAGGGTGACCATGAAAAGGGATTTGAGAATATCGTTAAATAGTTTTGCGGAATATGAAATTTGTTTTGGTAATTGTATTATAGTTCAAAGTTGTGATGGATCTAATATTAAGTCCTCTGGATTTAATGTAGAGGGAATTGCTGGTACAGTTTATCTTACTGATAAACCCGATCCACATTCTACTACTACTGGCACTGTTTCTCTAATACAATTAACATCATCTACTCAATCTAAAACGATTAAAAAATCTATTGGTACAATTGACTATACTAGAGGAGAAATTAAACTTTTCCCTATTAATATAACTAATACGGTTGTTAATAAAGGATTCCCAGTTATTGAAATTTCTGCTTCTCCTTGTTCTAATGATATTTTAGGTCTTCATGATTTATATTTGAACTTAGATATAGAAAATATAGATATTAGTGCTATTCCTGACACTACTGCTACAACTGAAGAGAGTACTATTACTACATCCCCTCAAGCAACAGCAACATTGGTTCGTGGAAATCCAAGTATTCCAGGATCTACATCATGCGATTAATCCTACCTCTATTAACTAATATTAATATCTTAAGATGATATCAACAGATCTCCAAAGAGTACAGATTCAAAATATAGTTGAGAATCAACTTCCTTCTTTTGTTCAGGAAGATTTTCCTTTATTGGGGGAATTTCTTAAAGAATATTATGTTTCTCAAGAATATCCAGGAGCCTCTGCTGATTTAATTCAGAATATAGATGAATATTTAAAATTAGAATCATTAACTAATAATACTAATCAAACTCGTTTAGGAAGTGATGTAGGATATCAAGATACTACTATTACAGTTACTTTTGATCTTAACAAAGGTATTTTTGGTACATATCACTTTCCTGATAGATATGGTTTGATACAAATTGATAATGAAATTATTTTATATAAGGAAAAAACAAATACAACTTTTACTGGATGTGTTAGAGGGTTTAGTGGTGTAACATCTTACAAAGCTTTAGATGCAGTTGATCAATTACAATTTTCTGAATCTGATATTAACCCTCATGCATCAGGAACTAAAGTTGTTAATTTAAGTGCAATACTTTTTAATGAGTTTTTGATAAAAGTTAAAAAACAAGTTTCTCCAGGTTTTGAAGATAGAACTTTAGATTCAAATTTAAATGAAAGACTTTTTATATCTCGATCTAGAGATTTTTATGAAACTAAAGGTACAGATGAATCTTTTAAAATTCTTTTTGGTGCATTATATGGAGAAAAAGTAGATATTATTAAACCAAGAGAATTTCTTTTTAAACCATCTGATGCACAATATAGGATAACTAAGGATTTAGTAGTTGAATCTATTCAAGGAGATCCTCTTGATTTACTTAATAGTACTTTATATCAAGATGCTGCTCATTTTGGAGATCATTATTGTATTGAAGATGCCTATGCTCCTATTAGTAATGTAGCAAAAGTATCAGTTGGAAATTCAGATTATTATAAATTAAGTCTGGATTATGGTTATGCTAGAGATGTACCTTTAAAAGGAAGTGTTTTTGGTGAATTTATAATTCACCCAAATACTCAAGTAATAACAGAAGTAGCAGTTGGGTCAAGTGTAGTGGATGTAGATTCTACTATAGGATTTCCAGAAGCAGGTGAATTGTATGCTGTATATGGAACAGGTGTTACAGGAATATTAACTTATAGATCTAAATCGGTCAATCAGTTTTTTGGGGTTGGTTTAGCTAATACTACAACTGTTGGTATTACAACTGTTATTAATTCACAAGAAAATATTAGATTAAATAGTGAGGCTTATGGATATGTTGGATTAGGAACTACCACAAAAGTTACGGTAAGAGTTGGCGGTGTTTTAGCAGATCCTATAATTCCTGAAAATACATATTATTTTGATAAAGACGATACTATTTCTATCAGGTCTTTAGGAATAACCACTTCAAGTCCTAGAACTGAAAATTGGTTCTATAATGTTGCTACAAAATATGATATAGAATCTATAACTTTAGTTGATTCTTCTGATTTTACTTATACAATAGTCACTCAAGCTAAGAATAATTTCAGATTAGGGGATAAGGTTACTATTACTGATACTTTAGGTAGTACTAAAGATTCTACAGTAACGGAAGTTATAAGTGATTACAGTTTTTCTATTAAGGGTCAGGGGGTTATTAGTGCTGCCAAATATACTGTTCAAAGGAAAATTTTAAGAGGAAAAGTAAAAACATCATTAACTGATTATTCTTACATTGATAATTATTTTGCAAATGTTCAAAATACATATGTAAAGTTTAATCAGGATCTTATAGTTGCTTCTTCTTCTATTCCAAATTATGATAATGCTCCTTTAGATTTTTATGATAGAAAAATTACATTAAATGGTGAATACAGTGGAGCTGAATTTACTGTTTTAGATGTAGAAGATCATGGCTATTATACAGGAGATGCAGTATATTATAATTCTTATGATATAGAAACAAAAGATTTTTTTGGAAATGTTACTAAAGTTGTAAGTAAGTTTCCTGAGATGGATCCTGGTGTTTTCTTTGTAAAACGATTAAATAAAAATCAATTTCAACTTGCTACTAGTCCAGCTAATATTTCTAATAGTTCATTTGTTTCTGTATCTGGAATTGTAACATCCAATACTTTAGAATATATTGATTTTCATAATAAAGATGTTGAGCATCAATTATTATTAAAGGAAATAAAAAAACCAAATAATCATGACGGAAATTATACTACTGAACCAGGAACTAGAACTGGTATATTAGTTAATGGAGTTGAGATATTAAATTATAAGTCGAATGAATCTGTTTATTATGGTCCTATTAAAAATATTGATATTGCATCTAAGGGAACTGGTTATGATGTTACAAATCCTCCCATTTTACATATTTCTGATAATGTTGGTTCTGGTGCAACAGGAATTTGTGCTGTTAAAGGATCTTTAAGATCTATTGATATTACTGATACTGGCTTTGACTATGTTTCTACTCCTGTTGTAACTATAAGTGGAGGTAATGGTACTGGAGCAAGTGCAAGGGCTAATTTAAAATCTATAGATCATTCTGTTTCTTTTAATTCGACTGCAGATTCAGCTCGAGTTGATTTAACTGATAGTACTATTGGGTTTTCTACTTTCCATAAGTTTAGAAATGGTGAAAAAGTCATTTATAAGACAAACGGTCAAACTGCAGTTGGTGGAATTTCTACAGATGCAATTTATCACGTTCATACTGTAGGTGTATCAACTATTAAACTTTATAAAGATGAAACTGATGCTATAAAGGCAGGAATTAACACAATTTCATTATCTAGTTTTGGAGTAGGAGTTCATGAGTTTCAATCTTTTGATCAAAAGAAAGTTTTAGGTAATATTATAATTGATAAGGGTGGATCTGGATATGAAAATAAGAAAAGAACCATAATTTCAGCAACAGGAATTAATACGGCTCTTAATCAAATTAATATTAATGATCATGGATATCAATCTGGTGAAATAATTCAATATTCATATAATGTTGATCAAATTAGTGGAATAAATTCAAATACGAATTATATTGTTACTGAAGTTGATAAAGATAACTTTAAATTATCAAGTGTAGGAGTTGGAACTACAACTAAGTTCTTATATTACGAAACAGAGCAATATATCGATTTATCAATTGCTGGATTAGGGACTGGAACGCATACTTTCAATTATGAACCTATTACAGTATCTCTTACAGGAGACATAGGAGTTGCAACAGCTACTGGTCAAGATTTTAAAGCAAAACTTCAACCTTTATTTAAAGGATCTATTGAGTCCGTTCAAGTAACAAATGAAGGTTCCCAATATGGGTCGGCTGACATTATAAATTATGATCGTCAACCTTTAATGACTCTTAATAGTGGATCGGGTGCTGAAATTACTGCTATTGTTAATAATGGTAGAATAGTTGAGGCAGTTGTAGATAATCAAGGTGATGGATATAATGCACCTCCAAATTTGGTTGTTTCAGGCACAGGATATAATTGTAAATTAGTTCCTATTATAAAAGATGGAAAAATTACAAGAGTAAGAATAGATAATCCAGGAATTGGATATACAGGTTCTGTAGGAGTAGGAGTAACTGTTGATGATTCTAATGGAAAATTACGAGCTAAAATTCAAACATGGTCTGTTAATTTATTCCAAAAATACGTAGATATTATTTCTGATGATGATGGAATTTTAGCAGCATCTGAAAACTCAGAACTAGGTATTGAATATACTCATTTATATGCTCCTCGTAAATTAAGAGAATCTTTATATGTTAGAGATAACGATAATAATATAAAATATGGATTATTAGATTTACAAAAAGTTGATGGAGAAGAAGTATCTGCTTCTTTCCATTCTCCTATTATTGGATGGGCTTATGATGGAAATCCAATTTATGGTCCTTATGGATATAGTGAAAGAACAGGTGGATTTATTAAAGCGATGGAATCTGGTTATAGTCCAGTAGATTCTTCTAATCGTCCTTCTTTATCAATTTTCCCACAAGGATTTTTTGTTGAAGATTTTGAATTTGATAATTCTGGGGATCTGGATGAGCATAATGGGCGTTTTTGTGTTACACCAGATTATCCTGATGGTGTTTATGCATATTTTGCAACTATTAATCCTACAATAATTCAAAATTCTGGTCCTTTTAATAAGTATAGAATACCAGAGTTTCCTTATTTGATTGGAAATTCATTTAAGTCAGAACCTAATAGTTTTAATTATAATAAAACGATTGATCAGCAGTCTTATGATTTTAATAATACTGAATGGTTTAGGAATACCACTCCATATTCCCTAACCGAACCAAATGCATATTATGATTTTTTAAAGCAACCTAATAAAGAAAAAACTCAATTAATTGATATAAATTTAGTTTCTCATGGAACAATTGATAAAGTTGGAATTCTTACAGGTGGAAATAATTATAAAGTCAATGATTCTATTCATTTTGAAAAAGTAGGAGAAAAACAACAAGCTAAAGCAAAGGTCTCTAGAGTTGGTGGAAAGGTAGTTACTAATATTAGTGTTGCTTCAAGTACTATTTCGGATTTAGAGATAGTTCCATTTGATAGTAATGGTGGTTATATAGCCTTTTCTACTTCTCCCCATAACTTTAACAATTTAAATTTAGTTTCTCTATCAGGTTTTAATACATCAGTTAATTATCTAGAAGGAAACTTTAATATAGGAGTAAGAACAGAAAGTATTTTATTAGCAGGAGCAGCAGGGACAAGTGGTGCAACTGGATTAGTTACTTATTTTGGAGTATCAGGATCACTTTCTAATGATCTTCTCTCTATTAGAGAAAATGATATTTTAGGAATTGGAACAGAAACAATAAAAGTCCTTAAAGTTGATAAAGAAAATTCTAGATTAAGAGTTCTTAGAGCTCAAGAAAGTACAGTTAGTAGTGCTCATACTGCAGGAGTTGTAATAACTGAGGATTCTAGGAAATTTACTTTTAATTCATCTCCTGAAAATGAGGTAACTTTTGAATTAAATGAAGAAATTTACTTTGAGCCAAAAGAATCCTTAGGAATAGGAACTCTTACTGGAGTTGGTATTGGAACTACTATTTCATTCTCCAATCCTGGTGCGGGATTAACTCAAATTTATATACAAACAGAGGCAATTTATCTTCCTAATCATGGGTTGCAAAGTGGAGAGGTTGTTAACTATAAGACTAATACAGGAGATCCTATAGGGGTTTCAACCGATGGTATTACTTTATATAATTTACCAACTGATGCTCCTTTATATGTTGCAAGAATTTCTAATGATCTTATTGGAATTCAAACTTTTAGAGTAGGGATTGGAACTACAGGAACTTTCGTAGGTATTGCAAGCACTAGTGTTGATAGAGGATTGTTGAGATTTACTGGTATTGGAACAGGTGTATACCATAGTTTTAAAACAGTAAAAAATAATGTTGTTAATGCAGAAGTTAATAGAAATACCGTTACTGTAGCCACTGCATCTACGCATGGATTGAAATTTAATGATAATGTTACTATGAATGTTCAACCAGGAATAGGAACTACTGTTACAGTTAAATATAATGATTTCAATAGAAGAATAGTATTCAATCCTAAATCATTCGTTGCAGGAAATGTAGATACTAGTAATAACACTATAGAAATTAGTCATCATGGATGGAATACTGGTGACAAGGTAATTCATACTGCTGCATCTTCTTCAGGTGGACTGGAAGATGAAAAAATGTATTATATCTTTAAAGAGTCTACTAATAAAGTTAAATTATGTTTAAGTAAATATGAGTCATTACAGTTTGAACCTGAATTTGTTAATATAACTTCAGCTTCTGCGGGAACTTTATCACCGATTAATCCTACTATTAATTCCTATAAAAATCACAATGTAAGATTTGATCTATCTGATTCATCTTTAGCTGGATTTGTGGGAGTATCTTCTTATCCTGCTTTTGATTTTAATCTTTATACTGATATTGAATTTAAAAATCGTTTTTATTCTACTTCTTCAACTAACACTTTTGAAGTAACTAAATCTGGAAAAGTAGGTGTTACTACAGATGCAGGATTAACCTTATCAGTAAGTAATAAATTACCTGAAACATTATATTATAAATTTACTCCAATCAATAAAACTTTAGTTAGTGAGAGTAAATCGGGAATTGTTATTGATAAAGAAATTAAAGGATATAATCAGTTAGAAGTTAAGGATAGTGTATATTCAGGTACATATGCTGTCACAGGTATTGGTAGTACAACCACATTTGAATATAATCTTTTAACCAGACCTGAAAAATCTTCTTATAGTGAATCACAAAGCAAGTTAGAATATTCTACAGATTCTACTACTGCATATGGTGCAATATCTGATATTGAATTAAAATATAAGGGAAGTGGATATTCCCGAATAGTAGGAATATCTTCTATCAATACTGGTGTTGGGACTAAAGCAATTTTAGAACCTTCTAGTGAAACTATAGGTAAAATACTTTCAACTGAAATTGAAAATATTGGATTTGATTATTCGGCTGATAATACCATAAGACCTATTGCTAATTTCCCCGAAATATTACAAATTGAATCTTTAACTTCTTTTGAGGAAATTGGGATTAGTTCTGCAGGTAAAAATTACTCTATAGCTCCTAATTTAATTGTTATTGACGGATATACTGGAAAGCAAGTTAGAGATGTAGATTTAAAGTATGAAATCGGTGATCAAAAAGTTACTATTTTACAGAATACTAAGGGGATGTATAATACACCTCCTACTATTATTCCTACGGCAAATGTAAATGGTATTGGTATTAATACCATCACTTATGATTCTACAACTCAAAATGTTACCGTTGGATTAGACACCGCATTTAGTGATTCTTCACCATTTAGCGTGGGTGATAAAGTTCTAATTGAAAATGTAAGTGTTGGTGTAGGCACTACAGGATATGGTTATAATTCTTCTAAGTATGAGTATACTTTATTTACTTTAACAGATGTTAATATTCCTTTAGGGGGACAAGTAGGTGTTGTTACTTATAGTTTGGCTGGACTTCTACCAGAAAATGCATATCCTGGTAATCAAGATGTTTTAAATTCTGCTGGAGTAATTATTCCTCAAAAATATTTCCCTCAATTTGATATTAAATTAATGAAGAATAATTTCATTAAAGGGGAGCAAGTTTCTTCAGGAAATAAACTGGGAGAAGTTGAAAATTGGGATAGTACGAATGAAACTTTAAAAATATCATCTTCTGATGAATTTAATGTTGGGGATTTGATTATAGGTAAAACATCTGAAACTCAAGGAACTATTGATTCTAAAATTAATTTTGAATCTGATATTGAGATAAATGCGGGATCTATAGTTAAAAAAGGATGGCAAAGAGAAACAGGATTCCTGAGTGATAATCTTCAAAGATTACCTGATAATGTTTATTATCAAAATTTCTCATATTCCTTAAAATCTAAAGTTTCGATGGATAAATGGGATGATGCTGTTGATAAATTAAGTCATCCTACAGGATTCTTAAAATTTAGTGATCTATTAGTAGAATCTGATTCTAATAAAGCTAATATCATAGCAAATGATAGTGATTTGTTTGTTTTCATAGATTCAATTGGAACTGTAAATATAAATTCATATCCTAGTTTTGATTTAGTTACTGAAAATTCTTTATCTATAAGTGATACGGAAACCCTATCAGATCAAATCTATTTTAATTCTAGAGTCTTAACAGATTACTACGAATCAGTCGGTAATAGAGTTTTAACTATTGATGATTTTAGTACTACTTTTAATAGTGAACCACGCTCCACTAAATTTTCTGTTGCAGAAGAATTTCCTGTTGATCATGGATCTAAAAAATTCTTTACATTAATAAAAGATGCTACATTTACAGGAGAAAGACAATGTATGTTTGTTTCTCTCTTACAAGACGGTTCTCAAGGTTATATGAATCAATATGGTCGAGTAGAAACTGTAACAGACCTTGGAAGTTTTGATTTCAATGTTAGTGGTACAAGTGGCCAACTCACATTTTATCCTACTAAGTATACTGTCAATAATTACAATGTAAGTACGGTAAGTTTTGATTTAATAGGTCTCAATACAACGGGTATTGGATCTACAACTCTGGGGGATGTAGTAGATATTCGATCAACACAAACTGCAGTAGCTGAAGGAGTTACAACAACTATAGTTGGAATTGCTTCAACATATAGAAGTTCTAAAATTCTGGTGCAAATTAATGCTGATAATGGAATGCTAGAATTTGATGAATTAAACGTTATTCATGATGGTACAACAGTTGATTTATTAGAGTATGGTCAAATAACTACGGATGCTACAGATGCAACAGGTACATCGGGATTAGGAACTTATTCTGCTTCTATGTCTACGGGTCCAATTAATATTGATTTTATTCCTAGAGCAGGTATAGCAGCATCTGTGGATGTATTAGCTATTTCTTTATCTGGTACTGCATCTACTGGTATCGGAACTCAATGGATAGGTGATGGTATTTTAGATCTTTCTTTTATAGATTCTTCTTATACATCTATTGCTGCTTCAGGTTCTCCTACAGAGAATTTAATTGCTCAATATGACATTAATAATACAGTTGAAACCAATGACCATAATGCTGCTTATTATATCATTAGTGTAGAAGATACTACTAATAATCGTTATGAGATGTCCGAAGTAATTGTGTTGAATGATAGTTCAGAAGCATACATTACTGAGTATGGAAATATTGCTACAGTAGCAGGATTAGGTACAGTGGGAGCTGCAGTTTCTTCCACTTGGACAAATCTTTATTATACACCTAACCCAAGTGTAGATGTACAGGTTCGTGTTTTCCAGATGAGTTTGCAGATAGCTGCAGAAAATGATGCTGTTACTTCTGTTAATAAGATAGATCTCAATAATGCTTCAATTACTGGAGGTTATGGGGAATATGAGGGAACAGAAGTTGATGTTCTTAGAGCATTTAATTTAACTCATGATGGAAGAAATATATTTGCAAGAGAATTTGATGGTAGTGATTCTTCTGTAGTGAACTTAACAGCAAACAGTGTTATCATTCCAGAGCACTTCTTTGTAAGTGGTGAGGAGATTACTTATGCTGCTACTGGTGATAGTAGTCCTATTGGAATTGCAACTACAACTATTACTGGTATTGGAACTACTACTCTTCTTCCTTCTACACTTTATGCTATTAAGGTTGATGAAACTACTCTTAAATTTGCTAAGACTGCAGAAGATGCATTAAAGACTGTTCCTAATGAAATACATTTATCAGCAGTAGGTACGGGTGCAGGACATACAATAACAGCAAGAAATCAAAATACTAAGTGTTTAGTCGCACTTGATAATGCAATTCAACAACCTATTGTTTCTACTGCTGTTACTACAGGAATAACAACTCAGATAGGAATTGCCGATGTAACTGTAGCAGTTTCTGGAGTCACATCTTTCTTTGGTGGTGATTTAATTAAAATTGATGATGAGATAATGAAAGTGAATACAGTCGGATATGGAACTACAAATAAGTTCTTAGTGGATCGTGCATGGATGGGAACAGGATTAGGAATTCATACTGAAAATGCTCTTGTAACTAAAGTTGAAGGTGATTATAATATTATTGATAATACTATTAACTTTATTACTGCACCTAAAGGGCCTGATCCAATAAGTTCGACGACTAATCAACCTGATGATCGGGATTGGGTAGGAATTACTACATTCTCCACTTTCCAAGGAAGAACCTTTATGAGAGGGGCAGCTGTAGACAGTAGTAATAGACCTTATGCAACTAACCAAGTTTTTGATGATATTTCAGAAGGATTTACAGGTGTTGGAAAAACATTTACTTTAAAATCGGATGGATCAAATGCAGTAGGATTCTCTACTAATAATGGAGTTATTCTTATAAATGGAGTATTCCAAGGACCGACTGGTGGATTATCCACATATCAAGATTATATTTTATCTGAAGGTTCTGGAATTACTACTATAACCTTTACAGGAACCGCAACTTCACTTGCTAGTGATCCTAATAATTCTAATATTCCTGTGGGTGGTGTGGTTGCTTCTGTTGGTTCTACTGGTGGTTTAGGATATCAACCACTTGTAGCTGCTGGTGGAACTGCAATTGTTTCTACTGCTGGTACAGTTTCTTCTATTAGTATTGGTAATAGTGGATCAGGATATAGAGTAGGAGTTCAAACTGTTGTTAATGTTGCTATTCAAACAGGAACTAATGTTCAAACTGAATTGATAGGTATTGGTACTGCTGCAATTACCGATGGTCATATTACAGGAATAGCAATTACGAACAGTCAAGTCATTTATGCACCTAAAGCGATTTATGATGTTGGCTATACATCTACAACTGGTATCACTACCATCACTACAACGACAGCCCACGGTCTTCTAGTAGGGCAAGAAGTTAAATTAGCAGGAATTGCATTCACATGTGATTATCTCCCTGCTGTGGGCGTTCAGAGTGCCGTATACGATAATACTACAGGTATCATGACAGTCACTACATCTAGTGCTCATGGATTGTCTGTAACTGGTAAAGCAAGTGATGTGGTGCTTACTGGATTAGCATTTACTTGTGCATTAGATGATGGAGCAGCTACTCATTCATATCCAAGAACTAGTGATCCTGCTTATGGAGGAACACCTGTTACTGGAGTGGCAAGTGTTACTCAATTTACCATAAATGTAGGTATTTCTACGGTTCCTACATTCTATGCATCTGGGGGTACAATCCAACCTGCTTTGATTGCACCTAGAGATATAAACAATTCGGATAGTGGCACTGATCCTGCTGCTAGTGGATCTTTAGTATTAACTGTTGGTAATACTACTTCCTTTACTATTAATAGTGGAATTTCTACTAGATCTCATTTCTATTCAAGAGGTGGAACCGTTAATAGACAAATGGATGTGATAATTGATGAACCACTAGGATATACAAATATTCCTTTAGTTTATAGTTCTGATTCTGTTACAGGTATAGGAACACAAGCTACTGTTGATATTGTAGTGGGTCAAGGATCTAGTGTTACTCAGTTTGAAATAAAAAATACTGGATATGGATATCAAGATGATCAGATTCTAACAGTTCCTAAGATGGGAACTACGGGTATTCCTACAGATCCATCAAAAACTTTTGAAGAATTCCAGATTACCATACAGGATGTTTCTACTGATTCATTTGCTGGTTGGACCTTTGGGCAACTTGAAGTATTAGATAAGATTCAAAGTCAATTTGATGGAGTTAAGAGAACATTTACTCTTGAGAAAGATGGAGATCCAATTACCATTAGAGCAAGAGAAGGATCAAATATTGATGTTCAATCAACTATCCTTGTTTTCCTTAATGATATATTACAAGTTCCTGGAGATGGTTATACTCTTGCTAATGGAAGTATATTGACATTTGCTTCAGCTCCTAAAGGAAGGGAAACTGATGGTTCGTTTGATGGTGACACATGTAAGATTCTATTCTATAAAGGAAGTGGTGATATTGATGTTACCTATAGAGATATTTTAGAAACTGTGAAAAAGGGAGATACTCTTACTATTGAGGGAGATGCTGATCTTTGTGCTAATTCTTTAAAACAAGATAAGAGATTAGTAAATAAAATTGCTGCTTCTGATGTAGTTAATACAAATGCTTATACAGGTGTAGGTATTAATGGTAATCCTGATTGTAAGAGAACAGTTACATGGACTAAACAGGGAGTTGATAAGATTATTAATGGTCAAGTAATTAGTAAGAGTCGTGAAGAATTAGAAGCATTAATTACTCCTACGACGTTTATTATTCAATCCGTGGGTGTAGGTTCAACTGTTGTATTTGTTGAAAGTGTAAGAACATTCTTCGATGCAAGTAATGAAGATCAAACAACTACCAAGACCCAAAAGATTTCCATAACTTCTCAGGATAATATTGTAGGGGCTTCTGCAACTGCGGTTGTATCTGCTGCGGGTACAATATCTTCTGTTGTAGTTAGTTCAGGTGGTACAGGATATACTGCTGCTCCTAATGTGATCATTGGTACTCCTGTTGGATTAGGAACAACAACTAGAGCATCTGTTACATCTACTCTTACTGGAGATGCCGTTTCTGCTATTACAGTTGTTTCTCCTGGTACAGGATATACTAATACTAATTTACCAGAGGTTCTTATTACTGTTCCTACTCCAAGTAGAGAAGTCAATGATTCTTCTGCATATGAGGGTGATTTTGGAGAAATTGTAGGAATTGCTACTACTAGTGTAGGAGTTGCTTCTACAGGTATTGTTTTTGATATGTATATTCCTACTAATTCCTTCTTAAGAGATACTAGTATAACAGGTACTGCTGTTACTATAAGTGGTATTCAAACTGGATATTACTTTACGGTATCTAACAGTAATATTGGAAATGGATTAACTTCAATTTATCAGAATGGATCTGTCTTGGGAATAGGAACGACTTTTGTAGATGGAGTTTATGAAGTTGCTGCAGTTTCGGTTGCACAAACTTCTACACCTGGAATTGCATTGACATATGTAGCAAGAGTTACCACCAGTGTTTCTAGTTGGAATTCTTTAACAGGAGTTGGAATAAGTGAATTGTTTGGAAACTTCTCTTGGGGTCGAATAACCTTAGGTTCAAGACCTGGTGCAGCGGCTACATCCTTTAATGCATATACGCAAAATGGATTTACAGGACTTTCTACTTCTGCTGTTGTAAGTAGAGTGGCTCCTTTAAAATATAAAAATTATTCTAGTTAACTATCTTTAATAAATAAGTAAAAAAACTATCGCAAAATGGCTGCAATTATAACTGATCAACTTCGTATCTTGAATACTAAAGATTTTGTTGCGAGTGTTGCTGCAACTACTAATTCATTCTATACATGGATTGGTTTGCCTAATGCTACGCAGGTGGATTCTGATTGGAATACGACTCCACCTGATCCGAGGGATAGTTTTAATCAAGAGAATGAATATTGGGATACAATGATAGCCTTGAAAAAGGTAGATACAACCGATGTAAAGCAAGTTGTTAAAAAGAATACATGGACATCAGGTATTACCTATGACATGTATAGAAATGATGTTACTGCAGAAAATCCTTCTAAACCTTCTAATGCAACTACTTTATATGCTGCAAATTATTTTGTTGTAAATTCTGATTATAAAGTTTATATTTGTCTTCAAAATGGAACTGATCCTGATAATCCAGAAGGAAAAGCATCATTAGATGAACCAACATTTACTGATTTAGAACCAAGAGCAGCAGGAAGTAGTGGTGATGGATATATTTGGAAGTATCTGTATACTATTAAACCAGGTGATATTGTAAAGTTTGACTCTACCAATTTTATGCCTGTTCCTGCAGATTGGTCTACTAATAGTACTGATGCTGCAGTTAGAGATAATGCATCAACGAGTGGACAACTTAAGATTGTTACTGTTACTAATAGAGGAGTTGGATTAGGTACTGCTAATCAAACCTACACTCAAGTTCCTATTAATGGTGATGGGGCGGGGGCAGAAGCAACTGTGGTAATCAATAGTTCTTCAAAAGTTGAATCAGTAACTGTTTCTAAAGGTGGTTCTGGTTATAGTTTTGGGACATTGGATTTAGAATCAGGGGGAGTTCCTACAGGAACTACTGCTGCTGCATTTAATGTCATTATTCCTCCTCAGGGTGGACATGGTGCTGACATTTATAGAGAATTAGGGGCTAAAAATGCTTTAGTCTATGCTCGAATTGAAAATGATACTGAAAACCCTGATTTTATAACAGGGCAAGAATTTGCTCGTGTGGGAATTGTTCAAAATCCAGAAGCATATGGTTCTACTGAAAATTTAGAATTAGACAAAGCAAGTGCTGTATATGCTTTAAGATTGACTGGTGCTGGTGCTAGTACTGCT